CGCACTTTATACACCAAATACAGAGTGGTGGAAAGAGGTTCAGATACCTCAACAGTTTGTCAATGTTGTTGAAGATGCTCGTATTGAGAAGTTAATCAAGAGAAGATATGAAGGACTAAACAAAACATTCTATAATGCATATCACGAACTATCAGATAAGGACTTCTTTGATATTGAGAATAAAGATATGAGTGATTTTAATCTTGCAGATAGAGTCAATCTATATTTCAAGATTGGTCATTTTGTTGATATTGATTTTAATACTGAAGAAAACTTTCTTGTAAGTAAGATTGAATTAGCAGAGACATTTGAAGAGGTATTAGTTCTTGCAAAAGAATTATATACACTTTGTAAGCAACAATTAGAGCAAGAAAATAAAGAAAGACAGGAAGTAGAGAATGATACAGGCATAGACTTAGGTGATGAGACTTTTGATGGTACACCTAAAGGAAAATCAGATGAGGCAGAGGAAGAAGTAGATTTAGATTATCAGAAATCAGAATCTCAACCACCAACAATCGAAGAGATTGAAGATATGATGGACGAACTCAGTAATCGTTCTCAACCACAAAATACAGAACCAGAAGTTGAGACTATGGATGCTCTTGATGAAGCACTCAAAGATTTAATCAATAGAGGTGGTCGTGAGAATCATTACATTGAGTTACCAAAAGTAGATATTAATCAAGTCGTAATCTCAAATGAGAAAGTCCATAAACAATTTGAAGAGCATTGGACTAATTTAAATATAAGAGTACAAAGTCAATTCAAACAAAATCCAAACTATTTTATTTCACTTTGTAATCCAGAAAGAATTCCAGAGTCCTATGACCCATTTGAAGAACTAGATAAAAACTTCTATGCCTTTAAAAAGTCTGCACAAAAAGAAGTAAGTTATCTTGTTAAAGAGTTTGAGTGTAAGAAGTCAGCAGGTGCATATGCTCGTGCCACTACAAGTCGCACTGGTGTTCTTGATACAACTAAACTTATCAACTACAAATTTAGTGAAGATTTATTTAAGAAAGTTACTGTTGTTCCAGACGGAAAGAACCACGGATTAGTATTCATTCTTGATTGGTCTGGTTCAATGAATAATGTAATGATGGATACATTAAAGCAACTCTACAATCTTATCTGGTTCTGTCGTAAAGTGCAAATACCCTATGAAGTTTATGCATTTTCAAATGATTATCCTAGACCTGCGATGTACGCAAATAAAGAGACTTTCTATGAACCAAAGGATATGATGGCAGAGGTAAGTAATAATTTTGCTCTATTGAATATGTTCAGTAGTCAAACTAAAACAAAGGATTTAGATACACATATGATTAATATCTGGAGGTCTGCCTGTGTATTTGATTGGTCACAAAGCACACCTTACTTAGATGTACCATATGGATATAGATTATCTGGAACACCTCTAAACGAAGCTATGGTTTCTTTACATCAATTATTACCACAGTTTCAAAAGAAAACTGGTGCAGAGAAAGTACAATGTGTAGTTCTTACAGATGGAGAGAGTCAACCACTTAAGTATCATCGTGAGGTTCAAAGACAATGGGAAGATGAACCATATATGGGTACAAATTATTTTGGAGAAAACTGTGTATTGCGTGACCGTAAGTTAGGTAAAACTTATGTATCAAAAGACTCTAGTAGGTATGAATGTACAGATATGTTACTTCATAACCTAAGAGATAACTTCCCACAAACTAATTTTATTGGCATTCGTGTTCTTCCAAGTCGTGAAGGTGGTTCATTCATTCGTAGATACTGTGGATATGAAACTGACGCATCAAACAAAATGATGCATCGTTGGAAGAAAGAAAGGTCTTTTGCAATCACTACATCTGGATATCACACTTACTTTGGTATGGCATCATCTGCACTTAACAATGACGGAGAGTTGGTTGTTAAAGAAGACGCAACTAAAGCAGAAATTAAGAGAGCATTTGTAAAGAGTCTTAAGGGGAAGAAGATGAATAAGAAAATACTAAGCGAATTTATTGAATTGGTAGCTTGATAAATAAAGTTACCTTACAATAATATAATGATTAGAGTCACACCTAAAGATGCACAAGATATGAAGGATGCATACGCAAAAATGTATGCACCAAAAGAAGAACCAACAGAGATTGAATCATCAGCACAAGAACCTGCTGATGAGGAATCAGAAACTTATGGTATTAGAGATTACGACCATAAATAAAATATATACAAAAAAGATGAATGACTAGATTTACTGAATTACTACAAACTGGAGAAGTTCACTCTGCATATGAGAATGTAACTACTACAACTTCAGTATCAGATACAGCACCTGCATCTGTTGAAGAACCAGTGAATCCACCACCTCTTGATTTTAATTCTATGTCAAAACTTGAATTGGAATCATTTGGTCGTACAATAGGTATTGAATTAGATAGAAGACTTAGTAAAAATAAATTAATCAAACAACTACAAGAGCATATTGAATATATGGAGACACTTTAAACCAGTTGATAAAGTGGCACACAAGGGGTTTCATCAACCCCTTTTTTTGACTATAATAATAATATAGTTAAGAAACAACACTTTTATTATTATGCCTTTTGAAATAAAAATGACTTCCGAGCAAGCAATCGAAAAACTCAAGAATCTATACGGTACTGAGATTACAACAGCAGATATCAAAGCATTTTGTGCTATGAATGATATCACTTATCAAACAGTTACTAAGAAACTACAAGATTTCAAAGTAGCAAAAGGTAAGTGGAATCTTGAGGTTACAGTTGCAGCAGTAGAAAGTATTGAGAAGTCTTTCAAATCTCCTGCAGTGTTACCTGCAAGTGAAAAGAATTTAGTTCCTTCAATTGATGAAACATTCTTAAGATTTGGAAACTTTCCTGACGTAAAGAGAATTATACAATCAAAACAATTCTACCCCACATTTATCACAGGTCTATCAGGTAATGGTAAGACATTTGGTGTTGAGCAAGCGTGTGCTCAGTTAGGTAGAGAACTCATCAGAGTTAACATTACAATCGAAACCGATGAAGATGATCTAATTGGTGGATTTAGACTTGTAGATGGTAATACAGTATGGCACAACGGTCCTGTCATCGAAGCACTTGAAAGAGGTGCAGTATTACTACTTGATGAGATTGACCTTGCATCAAATAAGATACTTTGTTTACAACCAGTTCTTGAAGGTAAAGGATTATTCCTTAAAAAGATTGGTAGATTTGTTGAACCAAAAAAAGGATTTAATGTGATTGCTACTGCAAATACAAAAGGTAAAGGTTCTGATGATGGTAGATTTATTGGTACAAATGTTCTCAACGAAGCATTTCTTGAGAGATTCCCTGTTACTTTTGAGCAAGCATATCCAAGTGTAAACAATGAAATCAAACTTCTAGGTTTACATGCAAAGACTATCGGTGTCGATGATTCTGAGTTTGTTAAGAAGTTAGTGGATTGGGCAGATATCATTCGTAAGACATTCTATGATGGTGGTATCGAAGAGTTAGTTAGTACTCGTAGATTAGTTCACATACTTCGTGCATACTCTATCTTCAAGAATAAAGCAAAAGCAATCCAAGTTTGTATCAATCGTTTTGATGATGAAACAAAGCAATCATTTATGGAATTGTATGATAAAGTAGATGCAGACTTTGAAATGCCTAAAGAGGAAGTAGTTGATGCATGAGGTTTTCGCACCATTCGGTCCGTTAATTTATAGAGCAAATGTTCAAGGAGATTTTTTAAATTTTCTCCTTGAACATCTTGATGTGATGAGAAATGGTAAAGATGCAAAAAACACTTTAGCAGGTAATATTGAGTCTCAAAAATATGCTCTCTATCCTGAGAGTGAATTTGTTTCATTTGTTCACCCTCATATTGTGAATTATGTAAGTGAGATTTATAATAGAACAAAACTTATAAACAAAAATTCTTTCTCTAAACAAAAAATATATAATCCAAAAAATTCTAGTATCACTTATAATATGATGCAAGGACCTTGGATTAATTTTTCAAAAAAAGGTGAGTACAATCCTATTCATAATCATACTGGAAAAATAAGTGCTATTATTTTTTTAGATATTCCAGAAAAATTAGAAACTGAGAGAGACAATTTACCATATACTCAAAAAACATCTGCCTGTTTAGAGTTTATATTTGGTAATCAACATACTGTTATAAATCCTAAGACAGGTATGATGTATTTGTTTCCATCTTATTTGTGGCACTTAGTATATCCATTTAACTCTGATGTTGAGAGAATATCTATGTCATTTAATGTAGATAATTTATTTGTTGATGACAAAAGGATAGAAATGGATTATGATGTTGATTGGTTAGTAGAGGAGTAAAATGAATCTCTGGAAAAGTTATAAAGATGTTCTACACAAAATGTTTCCTCTCCATAATCGAGCAGGGAGCGTTTGGGCAAATTGGGAAAGTAAAGGAACTTCCCTAACAGCAAAGACATACACAACTCCTTACTTTATCAAAGCAAGAGAAGTTGAAATATGGGATGATAAAAGTTGTATCTACAACAA